TTCATCGGCGGTTGTATATTCACTGCAAGTATAATCATCATCTGTTTCACTATCAGAATCATCAAGTTTTGTGAATTCATTTTCTTTTATTTTAAACATTCCAGTAGAAGAAATATCATCGGTATCATAGAAACCTTGGATTGCTTCTCTTGGAATTACTTCTATGTCATCTTCAAATGTGTATGTATTTCTTCTTATAGGTCTGAGAAATTGAACTGTTATGTAAGAACCCTGGCCTTCAATGACACGGGCAATTCCTATTGTTCCGTCATCATTAAGAACATCGATGAGTTCATTATATTTCATTTCTCTCGTGTAAAAGAGCTTAAAATCTTTATATCAATAATATATAAATGACCCTAAAAGACGCTTATTTGTGTGGACTTTCAGTTCTTCAAAATAGAGTAGTTCAACCCGGTGATGCAGTAATGTTTGATATTGATGATACTCTTATTATGATGAATGGTAGCGTGGTTCATATAATGGTTGATTTACTAGATGAGGCAATGAAATTGGGATATTTTTGTGTCATCATGACAGCTCGTCCAGGAACCGAAGAAAATGTTGCTTGGACTGTTGAACAACTCAAGGACTTGAATATTAAGTATTCTCAACTTATTTTTGCTCCAATGGAACACAAGGGGGATGCTAAAGTAAGTACTGGATATAATTACATTCTATCTGTTGGTGATATGCCTACTGATCTAACACATTCCCAATATTGGATTAACACTTCCAGCGAAGATCACAATTGTGGCATGTAACAAAAGTGGTCATGGGTTCATCTGCACTCCTAGTTTGTAATTGATAATATGAGGTTTCTCTTTTTTTGCATTTTCTACACACAAAAAATCCCTCAACTTTTTCTTCTTGTTTGAAATAATCTTTTTTCATTGACCGAGCCAATCTTTCTTGTAAAACGACATCATGGGGTCCCTCTGGCCAAAGTTGATGTGGTGCTAAACTGGCTAGGGTAGAACATTTTAATACTCCATTTAATATTTTTTCTTTCAATTTTGGTGATTTTTCCAAATTATGTTTAATGCTTGTGTATTTTTGTTTATACATATCCCTAACTCTTGGATTTTCCCAACTTACTGCATGAGATAATTTAATTGCTTCATCAATAGTCCAATTGTAAATAGATTTTTCAATATTAATACACCTGTTGTCATCCACTGGCAAATTCAATATCTCAGATACTTTAGTCACAACGAAGGGTCGCATCTTATGGTCGTTGGTTGAGACTAAGGAGGTCATTTTGACTTACTATACTATTTTTTATAACTTGGGTATTCTTTACACACAAATTATTCACCTGGTGCTTTGTGCATGAATGGACCAGAAACGCGCCTTTGGGGGTGGGTAGCATTGAACTCTTGGGTCAAGGAACCCAAATTAACATAGTTTCTGTATCCCTCTGAAGTTGATCTTAACAATACATCTAAAACGAGAATGGCCAAAATTACAACAACTATTATTCGCACATTAAATTTCATTTAATATATACTTTTATTTTTTCCGTTTCCTGATGATGTCAACACTTTTTTTTAATCTTCTTTCAATTGGGGCTAGAGCATATAAGGCTCTTTTTTTATACTTTTGTCTAAAACGAAATCCGTATGGTTCATCAATCTTTTTTATTTTTTCGGCAAAATCTTCGGATAATTTTGAAAAGTCAAATGGTTTATTTGGATTTTGTATTGTTTTAATAACACCTGTTCTATATTTTTTCAAAAAACTAAGTTTTGCCTTAAATATTTTTGATATATATTCTTGGACCATGTATTGAGCTTCTTTTCTGTATGGATCCGCGGCATTATTAATTATATTTTTGTAATTATTGTTTTCAAGTCCATATTTTTTCTTGAAGAAACTATCTGGTAAGAAACTAGCTTTATCTTTGAAATGAGACAATTGTTTTTCTCTTATTTCATCATACAACTTCAATGCCTGAGCCTTTCTGTATTTTTTATGTTTCTTAAGCTCTGTTTCAAGATCAAGAAACAAACCTGGAAAATTTGAAAATTTATTTCTATATTCATTTACATTTGTGACCTGATCTTCTTTTATACTTTTTAATAATGAATTGTACAATTGTTTTGCTTTTTTTTCTTCTGGTGTACTTCTATTTCTAGCATATTTTTTCATGAACTGAGCAAAATTACTATTCGCCATTATACTATATAAAAAGATAATTTGTATATCATGTATATGTCAAAGAAGACTCTCACACAAGATATAAAAGAACACTTTGATGGAACTACTAGAACACAATATTTGTTGAGGACGGTAAAAAAAGTTTTAGGTATTCCTGTATCAGCTTATCTGACAAGGGATCTTTACTTATGTGTATGTTCATGTGCAAAAAGAGATATAACAATTCTTACAAAAAAACTTGAAGATAATGATGAATTAGGTGAACAGATATATGAAACTCTTAAAAGTGTTAAATACAATAAGAAATATGATACATTTTATGAAACCACTAAAGACGAGATGGAAACTGCCGTCTTTGGTGATGAGTTTTTAGATTTAGAAATTTGTGCTGTTTGTCGTGAAGATACATCTTCAAGAACCCCCTGTGAACACCCACTCTGTGTACTATGTGAAAACATGCTAAAATCAAGCACGTGTCCTATTTGTCGAGAGCCTCTTTTTGAGGAAGAGGTGGTATAAAAGCGTAGCCATTCAAAACGGCGTCGGTGTATTTCATCGAAATACTAAAATGAGCATACGCCCAGTCCATGAAATTATCCAATTTTTCATTGAATGGGTTTCCATTAACCAAATTTTCCATGTCCAATTTTTTATCACCTGGGCCCACATTTTTAATTTTTTCACCAACATTTTTTAACCACATAACATGTTCTTCATTTGAGGGGTCAAAAGCTTTTGTAAAATGTTTGGTTGTAGAGTCCATACTATTTTTAAAGGAACATTTAATTATCTTTGTTTATACGCGATTTTATATGATTTGCGCTTGGGTCTGATATGTCAATCCATTTGGGTCTCCATATTTCACTAATCAAGTGTTCATTTTGTCTTCCATACTTTTCCCAAAATAAAAACCTGTAGAGAGCTTCTTCTTTTGTTGTTGGTGTATTATGTTCGGTAGTTTTTTGTATCATCCTAAAATGCATATCACTGATTGTTTCATCACAAAACTTTTTGAGTTCCTCAACCCAACTTTTACCAACTGCATCACTCATACCATCTTTTTGTCGCCACAGAATATCATCTGGTAAATATTCCTGGAATACCTCCCTAAGAATTCTTTTTTCAATGACTGGTTCCCCCTCCTTTGGTAGTTTTAATCTTTGTTCAATTGTCATAGCACATTCTACAAAGGATTTATCTAGGAATGGAACAACTAAATCCAAACCATGTGCCCCTGCACATCTATCTGCTCTCAATCCATCAAATTGGTGAATAAGTTTGAGGCGTCTAAGATTTTCCATGGAGAATTCAACCTCACTAGGGGCGTAGTGGAAATATAAATATCCACCTAATACTTCATCACTTCCTTCCCCAGAAAATATATATCTACAAGGTGTGTTTTCTTTGATGTATTTACACAAAAGATACATTGGAATACTAGCTCTGACTGTAGTTGTGTCATATGATTCTAATGAATTAATGACATCTTGTAAAGCAGCAATACCTTCTTCGGCAGTAAATATAATTTCGGTGTGTTCTGAATCCAAATATTCAGCAACTTTTTTGGCTGCAACTAAATCTGGGCTATCTTTAACACCAATTGAAAAAGTTTTAATTTTGCCTAATTGTTTTTGAGCAATAGAAGCAATAAGACTACTGTCTAAACCACCAGACAACAAAAATCCAATGGGTCTATCTGTTGTTTTAATTCTCGATTTAACTGAATCTTCCAATGTAGTTTTGATCCATTCCTTTTCAATGTAAGTTCTTGTGTCTAGGGAACGAGACCAATACATACTGTGATGACAAACAAAATCACCAATAAGAGAATCATAAAAGTGCCCTGGTGGGAAAATATTAATTTTTTTATTCAAAAATAAAAGAGCCTTTGCTTCGCTCGCAAATGCGTAAGATTCTTTATCATATTTGACATAGAACAATGGTCTAACACCTAGGTGATCCCTGGCTACAATAATTCTTTTACCATCTGAATATACAAAAGCATAATCACCGTTAATATTTAAGAGTGTTGATTTAATACCTGTGCGTTCAATCATACTTGGAATAACAATACAATCACTTGTGGTTTTTTCCTTCCCCTGTCTAAACCGTTTATGATTATATATTTCACCATTACATGCAAATATATGTTGTTCTGATTTGAAAGGTTGCATTCCATCTTGTGTTAAATCATTTATTGCGAGACGATAATAATCTATCTGACATTTACCTAGACTATCTCGTTTATAATCATCGGGACCTCTATGTTCTAGTAAGCCAACTGGGACATCAATAGGATTACCAAACGTGCATACAATGCCACACATTTAATTATTACAAATTTATTCTTCTTTAATATTTTCCTCATCATTAAACATTGATGAAGCCTCTAACTTCTGTCTATATAAATCAATATTTTCATGAACAATAATTTCTTGTCCCTTCATTCTTACATCCAATGTATTATGTGGTGAGGGAACTAAACTAAATTCATGGCAATACAAAAAATGTGCCCCTGAACCTTGTGCAAAAGTTGTAAATTGCTCATCGTCCATATTTTCAATAATAAAACATCTCTCCAATTCTTCTAATTTTCTTTTTCTACCTTGGGGATTTTTCTTTTTGAGTGTAGCAGTCTTATGTGTAAAATCAACAGAAGGCCAAGAACCATATTCACATCTATGCTTACACATATCTTTTACACATTTTCGTGCTACGCCTTCGTTTGGAAAACATACAAACCTAGGAATACCCTGGGGATCCACAATTGAAGCATATCTTTTTGTTGGTGTAAATTTAATTAGGGAGTAATTATTCACAATCATCGTTTAATTATATTATAAAATAATGTTTATATATTTCATAATATGGAATACCTCGCAAAAACACCTGGTCAAGCAGCTTATATAAAGGCGCTACAGTCTCAGAAGCCAATCATTGTTGCCACTGGACCAGCTGGGTGTGGTAAGACAAGGTTGGCCTGTGAGATGGCCATTGAATTATTGGAACAAAGAGAGTGTCAAAGAATTATCTTAACACGACCAATTGTAGCAGCCGACGAAGATATGGGTTACTTGCCTGGTGATATTGATAAAAAAATGGAACCTTGGGTCAGACCAATGTATGATGTTTTTGAAAAAAGTTTTTCAGTGACAAAAATGGAAAGATACATTGAAATTGCTCCCTTGGGATACATGAGAGGTAGAACATTTAATGATACATTCATTATTGCTGACGAAATGCAAAACAGCACAATTAACCAAATTAAGATGGTTATGACCCGTTTGGGTGAAAACTCAAAGATGGTTATTTCTGGTGATTTGGAACAAAGTGATCTTAGTGAAAAAACAAATGGTCTATGGGATTTAACTCAAAGAATGAAAGAATATGATGGTGAATTTAAATATATTGAAAGAGTTAAGATGCACGGTGAAGACATTGTTAGACACCCCGCGGTTGAAGAAATTCTCAAGATTTACAATGTTTGAGTTTGATATTCTCTGACAAATTCTGTGTTTTCATCCTCACCAAATAATTTTGCAGCGTTGGGGGCAGTATATATAACTTCTCCAACAAATCCTGTTTCAACCTTTTCTATATCCTCCGCGAAAGGTTCATATTTATTGTCACTACAATGAACGAATGCTTTCATAATAATTAATGGATACAGAAAAGCAAGGAAACGCTGATCCACAATATAATTATCTGTTTCGGGGGTTATGTTTGTTAAGTAATTAATGAAAACATTTTTGCCCTCAACAAATTCACATGGGGGTTTATTAATATCTTGTTGATTCAAACTGTTTGGTAAATATTTTAATAATTTATTCCTAGCCCCAAAAGTTCCTGCTAAAATGGGACATGTATGACCAGGATGATCCCTAATGATGTGACAATCCTTGTTTGATTTGAGCCATTCCTCAACTAATATTTTTTCTCTTTCAGACAATCTTGAATCACAATCTCTAAATATAACTGTTGAACCATAATCATCATCTATTCCAACAAATAAATCATTATATCTCCAAAGTGTATTTGCGGCTCTTTTTTCGGCACCCCTATGTTTCACTAAATATACATTTGGTTGTTTTCCTAACCATTTTATTATTTCCTCGGGAACTGTTTCATTATAATGAATTCTAACAACCCACATTGGAAAATATTTTCTTGCGAGGATTACATTTTCAATCATTCCATATGTATATACTTTATTGTCTCCCCAAAGGGAATATGAAATAAATTTTCTTGTTAATATATCAGACCAATTATATCTCAAACCATGTCTTTCAATAGTATCTGCTGCAACTGGTTGAAATATGTAACCGTCATTAAAAACATAATAAGGAATTTTACCCCCATAAAGTGCTGCGGAATATCCATATGTAGATGTTAAACCTTCTTCAACAAACTCAACAACATTTCTTCCATTTATTCCACCATTTGTCATGTAGACCCTAGGCATTTTAGACAACAAAAACCATTCAACAAAACTATTTAATTTGGCATCCATTGTTTCATCTTCAACATCACAAAATTGTGAATGTTCATCTGCGGTAAAACCAATTTTAAAATCAAGACACACTGCTTTGGGAACTCTTGATTTTATATATTCTTTTGTAGAAACTGAATCACTCAAAAAGTAAACAGGGGCGTCCAAACGAAGTGCTTCGTGTATCATGGCATCCACAGCTTTTATGTTTGCGAATGGAAAGTAACCAAATTGAGCTGAATCTTCACAAGAAAGCCCTCTTCTACAATGAAACCCTGCGACACAATCTTTTACTTGTTCATAATATTTGTCAATGTGTTGTTTTAAATATTCAGTTGGTCTTATCATTATATTCATGACTTCAGTTGTATTCAAATATTTTAGATGAAGAATTTTCATATCTTCTGAATTAATAGTTGCATTACCAACTGGAACTTCTTCAATATCAACAGTTTGGATTGGTTGAATAAATTTATCTCTTCCGTAGAGAAAAACATCTTTGTGGAATTTTGGTTTCTCGGCAGAAATAAAATGAGAAAGCATTGAAAGAACTAAATTACCAAAGGCACAATCCGACTTTGGTCTGAAAACATTAGAATAGTCTTCTCCCATTTTTAGTATACTCACAATTTCTTGTGTCTGTTTTAGCACAGATGGCACATCTTGTATTTGGATTTTTTGCTCTTTGAACTTCAAATTTTACTTGGTGTGGTGTATCTTTGTAACACTGAACACAACAAACATGTTGACATCTATTCCAAATAAAACCATCTACCCCAACTCTGTCACAATTCATACAATTTATACCTTCTCGTCTTCGTATGTGACAAGTGGCACATGCTGGATAACACTTTCTACAAAAATATTTAAATGATAATTCACCCCTTTCTAATTCTTTATCACATTCAATACAATTTTTATTCTCTGGTTCTTCCGTCTTAACTCTTGGACTTCTAGTTCCTTTTTGTCTAATAATATCTTCTTTCATTGTTACTAATGTAAATATTGAAAAAAAATAAAATAATTATAACACAAGAATGTTAAAAAGAGAATTAGATGATTATGAAAGATATAATATTCATAAAAAAATAACAAAAGAATTATTTGGAGATATAGAGGAATATATTAAAACAAAATTATTTGATAGTCCCTATACACCATATGTTTTATGCTCAAATACATTTCCATATAAAACCTCTTATATTCACAAAGTTTTATTTATAAATCCTTATTATGAAAAATTTTATAATAAAGAACGTGTTGAAAATATCGTTTCTGGATATAAAAAGTTGTGGATAAACGAGCCATCTACTAAAAGTATCCATAGTATAAAGCATTATCAAGTGTATTTTTAACTTAAAGATTTTCATCATGATAAATATATAATGACTTCTCTTACTCGTGATCCAATTAGTGTTCCAGGGCAAGAATGGGCTTGTATTTCTTGTATTGGACCAGAAGCTCCACAAAAGCATGATAAATTTGGAATTAAGATTCGTGGGTGTTTTGGGACTCAGGAAGAAGCTGCTAAGCATGCTAAGAAGCTCCAAGATGAAGAAAACACCTTTGACATCTATGTGTGCAACATGTACCAATGGCTTCTCATCCCACCAGACCCCACAGCTATTGACGATGTGACTTATACTAACGACAAGCTTCAAGAAATTATGGACGGATACAAGAAGAACCAACTTGAGGCTACACGACACTTTGAAGAGCGCAAGTCTGATATGATGGCTAAAAAGCAAAGTGAAAAGATGCCATTCCTCAAACCAGGTGATGAGCACAGCAAGTATTACAATAAGCCAGATGAAGCTCCAGTCAGTCATCCAGCCGAAGTATTGGAACGCCTCCAAAAGGAAAAGCCAGACGCCCCAATGGAGGAATTGGTCAAGGAAGCAGACGCGATTGTTGCCGCCGAAATTGAACAACGTGTGAAAGACCGTGAAGAAGCAGACAAGAAGTGGAAGGAAGAACAAGCTTCCAAGGAAGAAACTACAGAGGAACCAAAGGAATAGGTATCAGAACAACACACGAGGTAAGTATTCATTAAAAAAAAACCAAAAAAAATAACTAGTTATTATAAATAATGGATAACTTCCAAACATTATTTATAATAATTTTGATATGTGCATTTTTCCTAATTAGATTAAGTGTTCTTTTGAATATATTTACACTCATGATTGTTGGTGGTATTATTCTTCTGACATACACCGTGTATACACGAAGGCCTGACAGAACAGTAACACCACAGGATGTGGGTAAGGATTTAATTACAGATCCACTAGTTGTTGGTCGTGCGTATTTTTCTGAAGTAGAAACTGGACCAATAGGTGATTTTTCAGGTGAATCATCCTGGCCTGATGATCAAGGGTTGAGAGCTATTTCTCCCAATGAAGAATCCTAAAACAAGGGCGATGAATAAAGCTAAATAAACAGTTTTATCAAAAGATGCAAATGCGTCGCTATTCTGATATATTATCGGTTGTTGTGGTAGTGGTGGTGGTGGTTGCCGATAATACATCGGTTCTTCGTAATATTGTTGGGGTTCTTCATATCTCATATCTCTTGGATTTTGTGGAATAGGACCCCTTTCATCGTGTGATCTTTCGGGTAAAGGATTTGGTGGTACATATTCTCTTTCATCATCAATCAATTGTGAAATAGACGTTGTAAATGGTTCCTGTTTATCTCCCCTAGACAATACTTTATTATTAAAATCCTTGTCTGCATCGTAATCAATTGGAACACCTATCTCCGTCTCCATTTAATAAGTATAACTTTATCTTTTTAAGCTTAATCGTCGCGGTCGTCATCTGTTTCCTCTTCTGAATCATATTCGTCCTCTTCGTCGGTTTCGTAATCATCTTCTTCATCGTCTGTGCATTCTTCATAATCATCATCTTCTTCGTCTTCTGAATACACAACAAAATCCTTCAAATTACCCTCATTATCTGCATCTTCTTCATCTTCTTCATCTTCTTCTTCATCGGAATCATCATCAAATTCATCTTCTGTATCAAAATCTTCTTCACCTGTAAAATCATCTATAATATCTTCTTCTGGGTCTAATCTTTCAATTGGCTTAGAAATACGACCTGAGCGTGTTTTTACAGTTGAAGGGCTCATTATATAGTTATTTAAAGATGTTTTTAAGCCGTTATTTTCTCATTTAAATACACCGGAATAAAGCGGACACCACTATTAATTGCTGAGTTTAATAACATCTTCTCAAAATTATATCCTAGTTCTTGTATTAAATATGTCATTTCGTCGTGAATATCTAAATCCCCTGCAACCCCAAAAAGAGAAAGTTCCTCGAGGTATTGTACGGCCTGGTGAAAAAATACCTTTGATTGATTCACATCTTTTATTGTATATTTGGCTAAATTGAAATTTGCAAGATATTGTTCATAGTAATCTGGATTAACTCCTGAATATTTATGTATCTTCTTCTGAATTTCTTTTATATGTGAAAAGTCATCTACATCTCTTTGTATCATTTTAACGGCAAAATACACGACAAATGCAATAAGAACTACACTAATCATTACAATAAATGGCTATTTTTTCTTTGCTGGATTAAGCTTATCTACAATTTTAGAGTAAAGGATATGTCCCCTGGGAGCAAACTTCTTTGATTTACAGGGACAAGCACACTTTATTACATCTTTTTCAATGCTGAAAGGAATACAAAAGTCATGTTCCTCGTTTGCTTTTTCACAGAACATTGATGTTGTTTCGACCGTGTAATTCTTTCCCTTTTTAAGAACACCTATGACCTCTACATCCTTTTGACCATACATGTTTTTATTTATAAACCGTGCCAAGAATTCATTTATATCATCATTCTTAACAACTTGTGTTTTTACTTCCCTTTTTTCTGGTATATTGTCCTCTTTTGTATATAACTTTTCAACTAATTTTTCAGGAATAACATGTCTTCTTCCCGTAAAATCTTTACAAAACCCTGAACGCCTCCCTCTATTTGTTTCACAATCACAGAAACACTTTTGCATGATTAAATTGTTTGACAAAAAGAACCATACATGATTAGAATTGTGTTCTCTACCCAAGTTTTCACAATAATGTGAGGTTGTAGAAATCAAATAACATTTTTTGTGTTTAAACATTTTTGTAATACGAGCATTCTGTTGTCCCTCCATACTGCTACGAATGAAAGTCTCAAGGTATGCTTGGATTTCACTGTCTATGAATTCATTTTTTGTTTGATGCTTTGTGAAACCACCTTCTTTTATAAAATTGGATTTAGCCTTTGAAAGAGGTTTAATTCTTGCGGGTGCTTCACANTTAGTCCTGACTGTTGTCAATTTAAGCATTTGAACAGTGGGTTCTTGTGACACTTCTTGAATCATGCTCAATGGACCATGGATATATTTATAAACTGGGAGATAAGGTGATTGTGTGACTTTTCCATTATCACAACCTTGACACCCTTTGCCTTCACACACATCATGCTTACCCATCTTGTGAGACCAAGGCATTCTAAAACCAGCTCCCGCTGTCTGTTTTTCAAGATTTCCATAGACTGCCACATCAATAATATCATTCCAATCCTGACCCCCATATGCTGTCTTAAGGGTTGAAACAATGTGGTCTCTCAGGGATAGAGCACCCTCTTGATCCACAACAAAACCAAACCAATTAAGATGAATACCCGTTTTGATTAAATTATCTTGAACTTTTTTTGGTTCTGCAANAGAAATAATACAATCTTTTCCACCCAAGGATTTAACTTTATCACAAATTATTTTTGAAATATTTTTAATTTGTTCCAAACCTAATGCTTCTTCATCTTTAAAATCAACATCAACAAAAAAGTTATAAAAAGGTGTCTTCTGTTCCACAACATAAATCTTTTCACCACTTTTTATACACTCTACACACTTTGTGTAGAAATCATCCAATCTATCAAATGGGATTGATAGGACACCTTTGTCCATTAATACATGTGATAGAGAGCTGGCATTGTTAAATTTATTTTTATAACACCAGGTTCTGAACATGGATACTTATAAAAATATAGATTTAATTTTTTAATCTCGTTGAAATTGAGACATCTTCATTTTCTTCCTCATCGTCTTCTTCTCCCCTCTTAAGGTCTCTTTTTAAAACCAACAGTTCATATGCTTTCCTTTCCCGGTTGGATTCAATATATGATTCTGCTGCTTCTTCTGTATAATCGTGTTTTTTAACCAGTATATCTTTTATTTGTTTCAAAATAAAACTTTTTGAATTTGAAGACATCCTTACTTTATACTGAATGTTTTTCTAGAGTGAGAAGATACACACGAATAAAACTTTGGATTTTTTATAACATTATCAATAATAAGATCCCATCTTTTTCTATTATTAAATTCTTCTAGGGTGTCCCAACTCAAATAATCATTTTCATCAAATGTTTTTTTAATTGGTAACTTGGCCATTTTCTTTTGATTTGTTTTTACTTTTTCATTATTAAATTTTGATATTATTTCAATTTGTTCATTTCTCTTATATGGAACAAAAAATACATATACATTATATATAAGTTCATCTGGACCATCTTTCACTGTAAAATTATACTCCGTGTAATCACCGTTTTTTAAGGAAACAATTCCCCTTGTTTCTTCTTCCAATTCCCTAAGGGCACATCTTAGGGGATTGGGTATTTCTCTTTTTCGACACCCGCCTGTGACAAATATCCATTCTTTGAAACGACGGTCCCGAACTGTAAGAAATCGTGGTTTATCACCTGAAAACGATACAGGAATAGCTATAGACTTATATTTCTTCATTGCGATGTCGCAAGTTATAATAACCACATTTTTTAATCTTCATCATTTTCTTCCAAATTTCCTTCAACTTCTTCTTCCTCTACTTCAAGCCGGCGTGTTTGAGAGGATGGTGGTGCCTCCATTCGCTCTCGTGGGACTTGAACAGGATAAGGAACTCGCATCACTTGGGGTGGAGCATTCTTAAGGGCTCGCATCTCCTTAAATAGATAAACAGTTGAAATTACACACAAGGCAATAACAACAAGTGTAATATTCTCTCGTGTAAACATTATACTTTTTAATATCATTACTTTTTTAAGCAACTATCGCACCTAATTTAGATTTATAACCCATCTCTTCGGCTGGTTGGGGAGAAGCAAATTGAACTTGTTGATAGTGTTGGTATTCATCTTTTGGTTTAGCCACGGGTTTTTCAATAAAATTTTCAATTCGCTTGGATTTAGGGTCATAAGTTAAAACAAAAACAATCCCCAAAAGGATCACGTATTTCCACATTTATTATATAAAAACATTTTTACCATAATTGTTCTGAAGCATGGTAAAATTGTATATTGTTTGTAATGTTTATAGGATTTAGTTGGCGTACATTAATCCACCCATACCCTTTTCTATGTGTAAAACGTTGTAGTTAATGGCATAAATTTTTTCGTTGAAAGTTGAGTCAGATGAAAGGAAACGAGCTGAATCTATACGACTGAAGTTTAGTGAACCAGTTGGTTGTGTCTTAGCGGTGTCCAAGCAGAAACTGTAAAGGAAGAGTTGATCATCTCCTGAGAGTTTATCCTGAATGTGGTAGAAAGCTGGAACTGTGGAATAATTTGGATGCGCGAATTTAAAATCAGAAATATCAACACCGTTCACTTGCAATTTCACCTTGTTTCCAGATGTCAAAACATTCACTGAGCCATCTGAACCAGAAACATTTGGACAAGAGGCAATCAATTTGATTGGGTGGTTAAATACAAGTTCTTGAATCTTAGAACCGGAACCAAGGATGCGTTGAACTTGGAAGCACAAAATATCATGTGGCTTGGAAGCAACCATGTTGCGTTCATCGTTGTCTAAGTAAACGTAGTTGGCAAAAGCTTCCCAACGGTGGTCTTCGGCACTGGAAGACCACTTGATTCGCATCTCGACATCATGATATTGAAGAGCAACTAGTGGAATACAGGCATGGTAGCTCTCACAGTGGAAGAAACGCAATGGGTAAAAAGAACTTGATTTACCACGACCAAAGAGAACATTCTTAGCTTTAGAGTGGGTAGAAGCCAAAACATCTGGAGCGATGCGCTCTGTAAAGTAAGAATCTTGGGTGTCCACAACTTGACCCCCCACCAAAAGTTCGACTTGATCAATTACTGTAGACCAATCCATTACAGAGTTGGCAGATGTTCCATCACCGTTAATTGGAGCAATGTACACATAACTCAACAAATCCCCCTTTCGCTCGAAACGAATAGATGACATACCACCATTTTTAACATTCCCTTGTATAACTTGCTTTTCAACACTTTGGGCAAAGTTTGTGTGGCGTTTGTATGATGACTTAAAAAATGAGACCTCAGGATTTCCCACCAAATGGACATCCTGGGCACCTACGGCAACAATCTGTGCTGTACCCGCGGACATATTTATACTATTATATGATTTTATTTTTTTTCAAATGTTTAACACATTTCAAAAAAGATATTGTTTTATATTTTTTTTGCTAAATTAGAATCTAATTATTATTCTCAAGTTCAACTATTCTCGCCTTGAGTTCCTGGATGGAACTAATCAAGTATGGAATGACTTGGTTGTAATCAATTGTAGAAGCCACATTACCCCAAGCAGAGTAATCATCTGGGGTCTTCTCTTCCGCTGGTTCCGCGTCGCCACCCAAAATCACAGCATGTCGCAATTCTGGAGTGTCATACCACAAGTCTTGGGCAACCAAACCAGATTCTGGTCCATAGACCTCATCGCCTTCTTCCATACCAGCTCTCTTATCATACACTTGTGGTGTCAAGTTAGACACTGTAGCCAAACCATTCACAATTGTTTGTCTGTTAATCTTTGTTCTCGCATCTGATGTCACTGTGTGGATTTCACCAGTAGATGAGTTCCAATTCAAGGCTGCACTCGCAGCGGAGGAATTAACTGGTTTCACGAAGAACTTAGAATTACCACTATTAATGTTCAAAGCAGAACCAGTTGCATTCAAAACAATAGAATTATCAGGCATTGTTTGACCCGCATATGCACCAATAGCAATGGAATGATTACCTTGGGATGTTAAACCAGAACCTCTACCAATGGCAATAGCGTGGTCTTTTTGTGAATCAATACCCGCGCTTCTACCAATAGAGATCGCATTCTCACCTTGGTTAGATTTACCCGCAGAAACACCCATTGCAATAGAATATGAGTTCATTGCATCAGCACCAGCTTCATAACCAAGTGCAATAGAATAAGAGTTTATACCGTTCATACCAGAATTATGACCCATTGTAATAGATCTATAACCAGCGTAGCTCGTACCTGCGTTAGTACCAATACTGATCGCCTGTTCAGCTGCATAGCTTCGACCAGCATTTAAGCCAATACTAGTACTATAATTACCTGGTTCAAGGTTTGCGGCATGCCTACCAACAGCTACATATGCAACATTTGAGGCTTGATAATATGTAGAACCCAAGTGAATGACCCCTTGATCATCTCCACCATCCTGGAGAATTCGTAATGCACCCAAATTGAATAGCTTACCATCCTTAACATACAAGTTAGAATAATTCACAACTTCACCTTCGGTGGTGTAAGTTAATATACCAGTTGAATCGTGAGCATTGGAACTTCTAATTGGATTAATGTATGTAGAATTGGCGTTAGAAGCACTGTAAAGAGCTCCGTTTGCGCTAATAACAATTGAGTTTGACACGGGGCATAGGGCTCGGGAACCAATAGCAACAGAACCAATACCCTGGCTTGTTCCCCCTGCGAATGCACCGAGTGCAACAGCATATACATTCTGTCTCACTCTAGCCGCTTGGAAACCAACTGCGACAGAGTATGTGTTTTGGTATTGCCAACCCGCTTGGAAACCAATTGCAATACAATTATCTTCTTGGTATGATTGAGCCGCTCTCTCACCAATAGCAACAGCGTACTGTCCTTGAGGCTTACTACCAGCGCCATAACCAACGGCGACAGCACCACGACTTTGGGCGCTTAAACCTGCGTTATAACCGACTGCGACACAGTATGTGTTTTGTCCGCTTTTACCCGCAGCAAAGCCAATCGCCGTCGCAGACTGACCCTGGGTGCTCATACCTGCGAAATAACCGACTGCAGTACCGTAATTTGCTTGGTCACTTTCACCTGAACTATAACCTAATGCAACCGCTGCTAAACCCTGTGATGATTGACCTGCCTTACCACCTATAGCAATACTGTAATCACCTTGGGTGTCTGTAGTTCCTGCTTGATGACCAATACGAATCTTACTAAAAGTGTCAGTACAATCAATATATACTTGACTTGCGAAATTTGGAGTGCCAGCTGCCACCTCAAATGATGTCTCCGCGTTAGAGAAGATTATAGTATTTGATGTTATGTTTCCAACATTGGAAAC